CAGGACATATGCGAAACTCTCCTAAGATAAAAATTGCACAGACCGCTCTCGTTTGAGGGCGGTTTTGTGTTGTGTGTGGTTATTTTATACAAATTATTACTTTCTAAATTGTGCGGTTTACAGAAAAATGTAAAATCTGTTGAATTGTGTCGAATAATATGATAGATTAGTGGTATATTATAACTAAGGAGAGTTGTATATGAGCGAAGAAAATAAGGCAAAAACCTGTTTTGTTATAATGCCTATATCAGACCAGCCAAAATATCCTACAGGTCATTTTGATAAAATATACGAACAGATAATTGTTCCTGCTGTCAAAGAGGCGGAGTTTGAACCTATAAGAGCAGACAGTAATCAAATATGTGATCCGATAATGCAAAAAATTTTGAAAAATTTAATTGAATGTGATATGGCAATTTGCGATTTAAGTTCAAGAAATCCAAATGTTATGTATGAATTAGGAATTCGACAAGCTTATGGCAAAAAAGTAGTTTTGGTACAGGACGATGCTACTGATAAAATTTTTGACGTAGCAGGAATTAATACTGTTTTTTATAAGAAAGATAGATTGTATGAAAATGTTATGAAGGCAAAAGATGATATTGCTAATGCGATAAAGGAAACTTATAAAAATGGTTCATTTTCGTTAATGAACATAGTCGATTTAGAAAATGCAACTGTAGATAATTCCAAAGTTGATAAGGTTGATTTTGATAGATTTATGATTAAATCAATATATTCAAAGTTAGATGCTATTGAAGATTCAATAAGAATGTTTTCTAATATGCCAAATGTTAGTGACGAATTAAATGTTGACCTTAATAATCGTAAATTTGCAAGCTTGCTTATGGAATGTCGAGATGCATTGAGAAACCATCCCGATAATCTTGATTTACTTATTTCCTGTTATCGAAAATTGTTGAGAGTTAATAGTTTATTGATTAACAATAAGGACAATAAATTACTTATGCCTAAAGACTGTTTGATATTAGGAAATACACTGTCAGCATTGAATGACAGAATTAATGATTTAACGCTTAATACTGATTAATTGAGAGTGCATTTAGTACTCTCTTTTCTTTTGCTTATTTTTAGAATTTTCAGACAAAGAGAGGTGATACCGTGAAAGACAAATTAAATGCAAGGCAGAGGAAGTTTGCGGAATATTATGCACAAAGCGGTAACGCCGCTGAGAGTGCTGTTAAGGCAGGATATTCCGCAAAATATGCTAATACCAATGCTTCAAAATTACTACAAAATACTACAATCGCAAATTATATCAAAGAGCTTTCAGAAAAGCTTAAAGACGAACGCATAATGACCGCAAAGGATAGACAAGTGCTACTTTCTGATATTGCGAGAGATGACGAAAACGAATCTAACGACCGCATAAAGGCAGTTGATACACTTAATAAAATGACGGGCGAATACACCGTTAAGGTTGACGCAAAGGTTGAGCAGTCCGAAAAGCTATCCGATGTGTTCAGGCAGTTGGGCGGTGAGGGACTGAGTGAGTAACAAATTCCCGTTGTCACAAAAGTATATCGACTTTATCAACACAACAAATGTGTCGGCTGAATTTCTTGAAGGAACTACAGCGTCCGGCAAAACTACCGTCGGAGCAGGCGTTAAGTTTATGCGAATGGTGTCGCAGTCCCCGAAGAAGCTTCACGCAATTGCCGCCAAAACTACGGGCAAGGCTGAGGAAACTATAATTCAACAGGACAACGGTATTCTCGACTTGCACCGCAACGCTGTCTATTGTGGTAACGGCGACAAGGATTACAAGCTGCCGCATATCAAGTTTGAGGACAAAATTATCTATATTCTCGGTTACAGCAGTCGGGATAAGTGGGAAATGGTTCTCGGTGCGCAGTTTGGGTGCGTTTATATTGACGAAATCAACACCGCCGATATCGAGTTTATCCGAGAGATGTCAACCCGTAATGACTATATGCTTGCAACGCTGAATCCCGATGATCCGAGCCTGCCTGTGTATAAGGAGTTTGTCAACCGCTCCCGTCCTTTTAAAAAATATGAAAACGATGTTCCTCCCGAGATTACGGC